CCGCTAGTTTTAAGACCTTTACTCGGTCAAGGTATGTTGACGTACCGTGTACGGGGTGAGGCTTGCCAAAGCTGTACACAATGCGCACATGGGATCCTCGCGTAACGTCACCTTCAAAGTCCGAACCGTCTTCGTTGAGGATTGGCACGTTGTACTGGCTGACAAACTTACGTTGTGCCGTACCTTCGTAGTCCTTCAGCTTAACACCGTTGGTCTGTAAAACCTCTGCAATGTCCTCTGGCAAGCCTAAGGTCAAGGTGTACTTGCCTGTGGATTGTCCCTGCCAACTGTCATGCTCCCGCAGTGATTGAAAGGCCACTGTACCTTCAGCAATGTACTTATTATTCATACACAAACTCCATTAGTAGTTATCTTCAAAGTCATTGTCCTTATGGACATAAAACATCATATCATCTTCCGCTATATAGTCAACCTCCCTTTCGTCAAGTAATTGTATTGTGTCAATGTCCGTTACCAATCCGTCCATCTCAAGCAATGCTTCAACGGACGCCACCAAACAAGAGCTGCACAAGTCCGTATAGTCTCCGCTACTGGAATCCTTTCGTTTCATTTCAGTTTCCGTCATGACGTTATTACAGGCTCTGCATCTGCTCATGGTTATTTCTTCCCTGTCACGTACCAAAACCGTTCTTCGTACATGCCCGAAAGCGCACTTACTGACATTGCTTCGTACTTTTCTTGTAGGAAGTCCCGCAGCATTGAGTGTGCTTCGGACAACCTCAGGCAGTGTAGCTCATCATAAGCCAGCTCTAAAGCCATCTTTTTAAGATGCTCCGCGCTTACCTCACCCTCCATTGGATCTGTTACGTCTAATTCATCATTCATTTTATACTCTCCCTGTTAAACAAGACCAACTATAGCTGATCGGTTCATGGTTTACAAGTAGCTGATCAATCTTCTCTGCGACTACTCTGCACTCGTACTGTGCGTCCTCTGAGATCCTCTGAGACACTACACGGGCAAAGGCTGCCAAAGACCCAGTCCAGTACCACTCAGTCATCATGGACTGTGGCAAGACCATACGGGCTTGCTCAGGGGCTACCCCAGAGGCAAGCATGTTGTTATAGATAGTCTCACAACGTGTCATCAAGTCCCAGTATTTCTCATCAAACCTTTCTTCGTCTCTGCCTTCAAATGTTTCATTAAGTGAACCTTGTTTCTTATCTGGCGCACGTTTACGCCATGCTTCTGGGGCGTGAAACTCTGGTGTAAAGTCTACGTATCGCCTAGAAATCTCATTCCAGACCAGTCCCGCCTGATGCTTAACCAACTGTCTAGCGACGAACACAGGCGCTTTAATCCTAAATTGAAGCTGTACGTGTGCGAACGGTGTCCAATGACCGTGAGCTGCCAAGTACCTAATCAGTTTCTTGTCCCTACTGCCAAACTCCTCAGACTCCATAGCGAAGGACACCCTCGCTGCATTGGCTACTGTTATGTCTGACCCCATGCTATTTAGTAGAGTTACGTTCATAGTTCAAATACCGCCCCTGTTGATTCGTGTAGTATAAAAAAAGTCACCATAACTAGACCCCAAAGGGTGACAAATAGCCAGAACAAACTGTCCTTCTCTGAGTCCGTTAGATTACCTTCTAAGATGTCGTTAAAGACGCTCACAGCCCACCCAAAGAGCCTTTTAAAGATTATCATAAATTAACCCCCTCTTCTTTAATGACCAGAGAAACTGTGACTTCGCCGTCAGGCCAGTTCAAGTACGCCGATATCAAGTTTTCTCTAAGATTGACCAATAAGGCCAATTGATCTTCAAACTCAAGATCCCAGTCTTTATACAAACCTATGAACGCTAAAACATTCTTTTCTTTTTTGGTCACAACCTTGTTAACCAAAGTGTGTTCCCAATGGTAGACCTCTAAATAATAATCACAATGCTCTTTTTCAATATTCATGCTGCAACCTCTTCGTCCTGTTCTAAAGTTTCATCATAATTGAACCACTTCTGGTTTGCGTCCGTCATTTCTTCTAAAATAATAAAGAAGCTTTCAATGTCTATGTCACAATACGATAAGTCTTTTACAAAACGCATCGTCAAGCCATTCTCCTCAAAAATCTCTGAATAACATTGTAAGACAATAACGCCCTGATCCCCGTCAGTATAGACACAAACGGGCGGCCCGTCCTTTAGGTCATCGTTGATAATCCAATCTGTTCTGAATGATTGCGACCATTCCAAGAACTCATCAAGGGTTTTATTAATTTTTTTAGCTACGTCTTCTTTTGTTAAATATATACTCATTCTTGCATGTTCCTCTTTTCTTCTTCATAAGCTTCAATCATTGCGCTGTTCTGCGCCGCTGTGAGGCTCTCAGGGGTTACAGGCTTACCGCCTACCGTTACATCGCAAAACAGATACGCTTCGTACAGACAGCTCTGCGGCTCATAGGGTTGATAGTCTTCAAGGTTGAAGCGTATCTCAGCCCCATCGTGCATAGTCCAATAATCATGATCAGTGAACAGCCCGTGTTTACGGTCAGTGAATAAATGCGTTTGGTTCATTGTCTAAAAACTCCTCTAATTGTTTGTGATCGTCTAACAGCATACCATACCCTGAGACAACCACAAGTGCATGCCTGTCTAGATCGTATAGCATACCCTCAAGAAAAGCAATGGCTTCCTTTTGCTGAGTCAGTAGGAACGTGCGGCCCTCAATCGTTATCATTTTCATATAACCTAGCACGCTGAAAGCTGTTCAATAAATCCATACACTCCTTAAGGGTTGCTTTAAAATACTTTCCTGTGGATGGATCATCTTGCAGCTGGTGCAAGACTCCATAAGCCTGTAGGATCTGTTCGCGGGTTGCTTTGATTGTCATAGCGAAGCCCCTATCAGGTCAAAGGCTAAGACAAACCCGAAGATTATCCCAGTGCCTATGAAGGCTTGGAATGTTTCTCGCATATTTTTAGACATAATTTTATTCCTATTTTGTTTTCTCGTTTTAGTTCCCCTAAGGATACCTAAGGCTCTTTAAGATATACTATTAAAGTAATATCTTAAAGCTACTTTAGGATACCATAGGTAGAGTTTAACCGCTACCTGAAAACCTGTCAAGCATTATTTTTAGTCTCTACTCTTCGCCGCCAGTGTTTAAAGTGTAGTCTGCTCACGGCTTCCTTCTCAAAGAATCTTACCTCTTCAGGGTATAGACCCTTGCAGGAACCATAAGCGCACCATTTCGCAAGCTGTCGCTGTTCTTCCGTGGGCGCTGTGTACGCCTCAACAAAGAACTTAATGATGGCTTCGTTTGCTTCTTTATACATTATGCCACCTCTACTTCATCGCGTACTAGGTCGCGCAGATCATCTATCAATTCGTCAGTGAGTAAGCTTAACAGCTCAACACATTGCAAGGCTTCAAGAACTGCACTGTGTGCCGTACCGAATGAGCAATTAAACTCAAAGGCCAAGAAGCTTACGAATGAGCGATTAACAGCACGGCGAAGTGCTTTGTCGTCGTTGTAATTGTCTCGGGCGCTATCACAATGCGCGTGGTATTGAGACTCGCCAAGATATGACCCATCAAGCCAGCATCTAAACATGCGGCGGGCGAAGTGATTAGCGTCCAGAATCGTTTGGTCATAGCCAGCAGTCCCATGATCGCTATCGCTGAGGTAATTAATTATTTCTTGCTTGATTGTCATTGTGTTGCTCCATTGTAAAGTTTAGTTTACCCAGACGCCCATAATAGGCGTTTCGCTTGAATCTCGCAAGCTCATCAGTGGGTTTAATATCTAACCTGATCGGCTGGCACTATCTCATAGAGACCCGACCAGTCACCGTTCTTATCGATAGGGTGAACATGGGCTACTGATGGGGCTTCTGGTGATACGTGCTGCATCTGGACGTAAGCTGGTTTCCATTCAATGGGCCATGCTGAATTGCCTACATTGACCGCGTACTCTCCCCGAAGGAAATTGCGCGGGCCTTCTACTTCGGTTGCTCTTGCTCGGATAATGTTTAACATGATGTGTTACTCCTATATAGTTAATTGATGAACCTATAGTATCAAATGGTTTAGACAATGCAAGCACTGATTGTTATTTATATGTTTAGACATAAACCAAACTAATAGTAGTCTGTAGGTCTTCCAATGGTTGCCAATCTATGATAGGCGGACATAGGTTGCCATAGGCTACTATAGGATGCTATAGGCTCCCCATGCCATCCACACCCTTAGCAATAAGTGTGCCAATGTTACCAATGGCATGCCAATTGCTACCAATGCAAGACCCATGCCAACTCTGGGCCATGCAATAAGCATGCCAATAGTTATCCACAGGTTATCCACAGGCTCCCAGCCCTGCAAGAAGTGTGCCAATGTTTGCCAATGGGGTTGCTTTTAGGGGCGGGGGAGGGGGGCAGCCATTGGTTATTATTAGTAGTACCACCTTAGGCACTAAAAAGAGGCATTTTGGACTCTAAATGCAACTAATTATTAGTAAATTCTGTAGATCAACTTCCTGAATTCCATAGATTTTGTGAATGGTTGACTAAATGGTCAAATGGTGGGCTAATGGAAGACACAATAAGCACCGCACAGGTGCGGCTTAAGACACATTAGAGTATTTCTACTAGAAAGTTCTTGACTTTTAACTGAAAATGTGCTATAATATACAGGTATACTAAGGAAGCATAAAGAGGTTACTTTTAAGAAATTAATTAAAGTAATATTCTAAAGCTACCTTAGGTATCCTAAAGTATCTCATAGCAATACTAGGAGGCAATACTTTTGCTTGAAGAAATACCCAAGAAGAAAAGGGGTAGACCTAAGAAAGTCCTTGTTGAGTCTAACAAGAAGGGTGGTAGAAATGCCGTAGGTAGACCCAAAGGTGACGCTGCTATCATTAATGAGTACAAAGCTCGTATGTTAGCTTCCCCTAAGTCACAGAAAGTGTTGGACAGTATCATGAATGCTGCTTTGGACGATGAACATAAGCATCAAGCAGCAGCATGGAAGTTAATGATGGACAGGATGTTACCCGTAAGCTACTTTGAGAAGGATAAGCTTAATGGGGGTAGGTCTTCCATATCCATCAACATAACGGGATTAGGTTCCGAGACAACTATTACTGATAATCCTGAAGCTATGGAAGGGGAATACACAGAATATGAGCAATGAGTTTAAGTATTTTACTTATGAAGAGTTTGACTGTCAAGAGACAGGTAAGAATGAAATGTCCATTGCTTTTATTCATCGTTTGGATGAACTAAGAGAAAAGTGTGGCTTCCCCTTTACTATCACCAGTGGCTATAGAGACAGGACTCACAGTGTGGAAGCTAAGAAGTCCACTGTAGGTCAGCATGTCTTAGGTGTGGCTGCTGACATAGCTGTAAAGGACGGTAATCAGAAATACTTAGTTATTAAACATGCTATGGAGATGGGCTTTAAGGGCGTAGGGGTTGCTAAAACCTTTATTCACGTAGATGACCGTAAGTCTGTACCTGTAGTGTGGTCTTATTAGTGTCTGAACTAAATATTAACTTACTGCCGTGGCAGCAGGAGGTCTGGGAAGACCCCACACGCTTTAAGATCGTAGCTGCGGGTAGACGTACAGGTAAGTCCAGACTTGCAGCATGGTTATTGATTGTTAATGCCTTACAGACTGACAGAGGTACTGTCTTTTATGTTGCCCCTACGCAGGGTCAGGCTAGGGACATTATGTGGGAAACCCTAATGAGCTTAGGACAACCCGTCATAGCGTCCAGTCACATTAACAATTTACAAATAAAATTAGTAAACGGTGCTATGATTTCCCTAAAGGGTGGGGACAGACCTGAAACTATGCG